GTACGCCGTCGACCCTGTCAGATTGTCGAGATCAACCCACTCCGAATACTTCTTAGCCCACGCCTTCATCTCAGGAAGAATCGAAGACGGAATCGTCCCAGTCTCCAACGTCTTGACGAGCTGACGGCCCGCCTTGACGGTCCTGTCGTTCAACGCAGCCCGAGCCATCAAACCGTTCATCTGAGCCAACGCAGACTCCATGACCGTGATGTTGCGGTTCACAGCCTGCAACTCTGCGTAACCCCTGGTGCCGGCCTGCTTCGCCGCAGCGTCCACGCCGGCCACCAACTGGCGCAGACGCGCCACCTCGGCGCCGATCTCGTCGGCAAACCCGCCGTACTGCTCCATGACCCGCGCCCACCCCCCTGTGGGCAGTGGTGTCAACGAATCGAGACCCTTGATCGCAGCCTGAAGTTCCTTCGGCAACCATGTTGCCTTCCCTGAGGTCAGCCCCGCTACGGAACGCTGCGCGGCGTTGATGCGGCGCCCCAACTCGGGCGCCAAATCGGCCGGCAAGCCAACCGTCGGAGTTCCCACACCTCCAACACCCGCAGCGGCCTCGTCAACCTGCCGCAACCGAGCCGCACCCACACGATTCGCATCAATCTTGCCCTCGAACTGTTTGATCGTCCCACGATCACCAGCGATACGCCTAAACCGGCTAGCGAGATCCATGCGGATAGCTCCACGGGCATCCGTTCTCGCAATCAGACCGATGTTCTCCATGCCCCGCAACACGTTCTGGACATCAACCCCCTGGGCCATGTCGTTGATGTACCTCGTCACAACCTCATTGAAGTCATTGGAGAACAACTGCTTGTACTCCTGCTCGCCGAGAACCAGCTTGCCGATCTCGTCCCTCTGATCAAGAATGGACTTGCCGGTCGCCCCAGGACCAGTCACGTTCTGCAACGGCTCACCCAAGAATGTTTGCGAAAATCGTTTAGCGGCCTCCTCCTCACCATGTTGGGCAACCATCTTCGTGTACTGCGACGGCGTGATGTACTCCCTGGGCTGCCACGGCGTCCCCCCGAGACCGCCACGGCCGGCAGACCTGACACCTCCACCGCCAAGAACCTCCTGGCCAGCCGCCGACAGGTAACGCGCCGCATACAAATCGTCAGCGAACCCCGCCAACGGCGTCCCCGCCAACTGCTCGTTCGTCAACCGACGGGCGTCATCCCACCACTTCAACAGCTCCTCATGGAATGTGGTGCCCTTAGCGCCCAACCGTCGAAACGATTCAGGCAACTCAGGGTTCAGCACACCGTTCACAAATGTGGGCCTGTCAGAAGCCCTCATCAAATCTTCACTCGAAATGCCCAGTTTCTTAGCCTGCTCCACGATCCGCATAGCCCCCGACCCCTCCTCAGGAACACCAGCAGCCTTCGCAGCCATCCTGTACCCCAACGGCGGTTTACCTGGGGCACCCAGCAGGCGCCTCTTGAACGTCCCCGCCGTGATCGCCGCATTGTTGGCGACCTCTTCCATGTAGATCCCAGCCAACGCATCATCAGGATTGTCGGCCAGCTTCATGGCCCGAATCGGGGCACGCGCATTCAACGCATTGTCGAAACTCTGCGCCACCTTGCGTTGCGACGCCAGACGAAACGCGAACCCTGGCAGTGGCGCCACCGCCTTTATCAGCGGTGTCGACCACGGCAACGTGAACGGCAACGTGATCGGCAGGCGGCGACCAAACGCCGCAGCCTGCATGATGTCCCGATGCAACGCCTTCGGAATGCCACCCTTGAGAAGCATGTCCGACACCGCTGTTTCGCCCTTCTTCAACAGCTTCATCGAGTCAGCGATCTGAGGGGCATACTTTTGAACGTCGAACGCCTTGTCGGGCAAAACAAACGCGGGAACATATTTGGCCCGCTGCGTTCGAGCGGCCTTGCCCACAGCGCCCCCCGTGGCGATGCTCAACGGCTTCTCCACGACATGGCGACCCAGCCGGCCCGTCCCAGGGATCGTCAAAGTCAACCCTGTTTTAATCCCGATGTCTTCGAGGGCTTTGCCGGCCGACAGAATCGACCGGCTCTTGCTGACCCGTGCCGCAGCGGCCGTCAACTCGGCGGCTTTGGCCGGCGTGGCGGCGAGACCTGACGCTTTCGTCAGCGCCTTGACGACATCGTCGACCTTGCCCAGGGCCTTCAACCCTCGCGGGACAGCACCCCAGCCGCCCGTGAGGTACACGACGGGGTCGGTGACGATGTCCAAGCCGAGGCCCAACGCCATTTCCGTTTTGCTTCCAGGTTCGATGCCCAACTTCTCGGAGATGCCTGTTTCGCGCAGCACCTCAGACATGAGCATGTGGTCGTTGGTCTGCTGCCACCAATCGGCAACCGACGCACCACCCTTGCCGCCTGTGAAGAACCCCTCGAACGGGTTCTTCCCCTTGGCGAGATTGCTCCACGCATCAATGTTTTCCTTGATGGCGGAACGTACCGCTGCGCCACCAAAGTCGAGAACATCGATCAGTTTCCCGAACGCCCCCTTGAACCCGCCGTCCTTCCGCTCAGGCTTCGCGAATCGTGTAATCGGCGTCCCGCCGATAGTCGGCGTGGTGCGCGTCGTGTGCTTGATCGGTTCCGACTGGACAAACGACCCAGGTGTCACACGCCCAAACGACCCAGGTGTGACCCTGCCGAACGACCCCGCTGTAGGCGAACCACCCTGGATGGCGTCGAGGATGCGTCTGCGGTCTATCTCCGCCACGGCTACTCCCCGTAAACAGCTTGCAGGACGTTGCCGCCCGTGATCTGCGGATTCGTGGCCGCGCTCTGAGACAGATACGGAGTGCCGAACTCGTCAACACCGCCCACATCCACGAAGAACCGATTGCCTGCACCGTCTTCCATCTCAACCAGATTCACATCAGACCCCGTGCTGGTACCAGCCCCAGGTCCGATCAGATGCTCCTCAACGTACCAGTCTCTGTCCACGGGAACATCAACACCATCCACGTTGACCATGATGTAATCCTCAGCCAGCCGCTGCGACTCAGCGGCGGCCGCCTCAATCTGAGCGATCTCTGTCGCCGACTCCGCTTGAGCGATAGCAGCCGCTGTCTCCTTCGCCGAAATCGCCGCCTCATGTTCCCGCTGCAACTGGTTCTGCTGCCCAGTAAACGCCTGCTGTGCCGCAGCCGCCTGAGCAATAATCCGCTGCTGCTGCGCCGCCTCCATGGCCCGCTGCTGCGCTGCCCGCTCCGTCGCCAACGCAGCGTTGTAATCGGAACGGCTGTAAATCCGAGACAGTTCACTCTCGCCGAACAGATCCGTTTTGCGTCCAAACATCGCTTCCTTGGATGCCTGCAACGCAGCCAACTCCTGCAAGTTGATGTCGCCACGCTCCGCAGCACCGGCAATGTCAATGTCGGCCTGACGGTCAAAGGTCTCCAGATTGGCGATGCCCTTACGTTGGGCGATGCTGTCCTCCAACTGGGAACGCATAGCGAACAGGTTGTCCTCCAACGCCCTGCCAGCCGCCGAATAAATCTCGCTGCCCCGCATCTGCCGGTCAATGGCCTGCGCTGCCGAAGCGTCCCGCAGACGATTCTGCAACGTCTGCATCGACAGCTCCTGCGAAGTAAGCAGAACCTGTGTTTCCGCACCAGGAGCCGCCGTGTAGGCAGCAGGCTCAATGCCCTGCGCCCTCAACGTCGCCTCAGCGGCTTCCATGCGCTGCTGCATGCCGGCCCGTGCCCCCGAGAAACGAGTCGCCAACTGCTCCGCCATTGCCTGCTCCTGGCCGACACGACCAGTTTCCAAACCGCTGATCATTTCAATCAACGCAGCCTCATCGGTAGCCAGCCGGCCCTTACGGACGCCCTCGAACTCGTCGAGGCGCGTCGTCCGACGAGCCTCCTCCTCAGTCAACCCCTCCATGATCAGGTTGTGCCGCAAAGAGGTGCGCTGCGTCGACAACGCCTCCAGCTCGGCAGATACACGCCTCTGCTCTGTTGCCGTGTCGCCAGCGCCAGCAGCCTCAATAGCCGCCAACTCGGCGTACCGTTGGATGAGGCCCTGCTCGCGGCTGTTCAACGCACCAACAGTCTCGTTGTATGCCCGTGCAGCCTCGTCGGCACCCTGAACGTAGTACTGGGCGGCGGCAGCCTCAGCCTGGGCAGCAGCCTGCTGCCCCTGCTGCAAAATCGTCGCAGCGTAATCCTGGGAAGCCTGACCGGCGGTTGCGGCGCCCTGCATTTGGGCGTCGTAGGCGCCCTGCGCTGATGCGCGTTGTGAGTCAAACATTTGCGAATACAGATCCGACAGCCCGCCACCGTCGACGCCCTGTGCGGCGGCGTAAATCTGGTCGGCTACATCCTGAGCAGTTGCCAACCCGCCACCTGCGCCGGCGGCACCCCCCTGGGTGCCACCTGTGCCTCCTTGGGTCATGTTGGCGACGGCTGCTGCCGTAGCCGCTGCCGTGGCCGCTGGCCCTGCACCCGATGTGGCGCCCTGCATCAACTCTGCTTGTGAAAGGGCGTCGCCGCCGCCAAACCCTGGCTGCGACGGATCAAACAAGTAGTCGTAGCCTCGACGAGCCAGATCGGTGGCCGAACCTGGAACGTCTTCGGTGAAGAAATCGTAAGCAGTACCGATACCGCCCACACCAGCCTCTAGCCAGTCGTCGGCCCTCGACCCCTCAGGGGCCACGTTGCGGATAAACGCTGGAACGGCTTCAAGAACGTCGCTGATGTCGTGGCGCAGGTTGTCGCGAATGTACGGCCATGCCTCTTCCTGCAACCATGGCCCAACGTCATCAACAGCCCAGTCGGCTGTTGCCAACCCTGCTGGCTTCAAATAGTTTTCGTACAGCGGAGTGATGATGTCTTCGTAAACGTCGTCGACAGCCCAATCTGCAATGTCGAGACCGGCAGGTTTCAGCACGTTCTCGTAGAACGGCTGAATGGCCTCACCCCAGGCATCGTCAACAGCCCAGTCCTTAACCCCACCAGCGATGTTTGTTACATCCTCGATGAAGTCCTGCTGGAAGTACGGGACGGCCTGCTGGGTAGTCCAATCAGCGATGTTGCCTGCCTGGTCTCTACCCCACCCGTACAGGTTCTGCCCCAAACGGGCAGCCTCGTCCTGTAGGGAAGCAACCTTGCCTCCGAGATATCCGAGACCTTGCTGGCCGAGATCCGCAAGTTCTCCGCCACCCCACTTGAGGGCATCCAGCCCTTGACCACCAAGGTATTGGGCGGCATCCAAGCCGTAGCCTGGAAGATCCTGAGCGAATCCACCCACAGCCTGAAGAAGTTCCTCGCCACCCCAGTTGTTGTAAATATTCTGTCCCAAATCACCAGCAACATCGACGCCCTCCTGCGCCAGATAACTGAGGGTGGGTGCGGTCACATCCGTAAGCAGGTTGCGGTTTACGTCGTAATAGGCGCCCGCAAAGTCGCCGATGGCTCCACTCAGGTCACCCTCTTGGATGGCCCCCCACGCATCCGACGCCCCCTCTAGACCTCTCTGGCCCTGGTTCTTGATCCAACCGGCAGCATCTTGCAGGTCCCCCCAAAGGCCACGATCCGCAGGTGTGACCACGACGTTTTGCGCCCCCCCACGGTTCTGATTTGTTGCCCCAGCGGCGGCATACATTGCCGCCAACTTCTCTTCCAACGCTGCTTGCTGCAACTGTGGACTCAACTCAGGATATGTCCCCTCGAACTCCCCCCCAGGTCCAGGTTCAGGATCCCCACCTGTCCATGTAGTCCCCTCAGGGGTGCCGACCAGGGCATCCCAGGCGTTGCCGAGGATGTCTGTGACACCCATTAGTTGCTGGCCTGTCTGATCGCCTCAGCGACACGCGCACGCGCCCCAGGCTGCATCGTGTAACCACTGATGCTCGGGTCGTAAGTAAAGTTCTCCACATAACGCGCCGCCGCAGCATCCATCAAAGCCTGAAACGCAGGATCACCAGGACCGCCAGTCCCCTCCCACGGGACACTGACCACATGCGAGGCGACACCCCCAGGGTTGAAAGCCCTTGGTGCAATAGAAGTCGCCCCGAAACCGCTCTGCTCGGGGAAGAAATAGTCAAGGTTGGTGCGGTCCACGGCCGCCATGCGATCCATAACCATCTTTTCGTGCGCCTGCTGCTGTGCTGCCATCGCCGCCAAATCGGGCACCACCTCAGGAGGAGGCGGAGGAGGAGGCGGAGGAGCCACCACAACAGGTGCAGGTGCAGGTGCAGGTGCAGGTGCAGGTGGGGGTGGGGGTGGAGGTGGGGCCGCAATCGGTGGCGGGATATCAGGCAACGTCGGAATGCCCATCGCTGGCGCAGCCGCAGCCGCAGGCGTTGAACTCAACACAGGGAACGTCCCCTCCCGAATCGTCGCCATCTGCTGCGCCTTAGCCTGTGCTGCATCCAAAGCATCCTGTAGGCGACCAGCAGCATACTGCTGTTCCGCCCCCAACTGCTGTGCAGCGAGGGCGTTCAAAGCCTCCTGAACACCCAACTCGTAACGACCCGTCTGACGCAACTCGTCTTCAAAGGTGCGGCCCACAGCCCGCTGGTACTGACCCGAATCGAGCATCCCCCTGCGGTTGAACTGCCCTGGAATGGGTCGACGCGTCTGCTGAAACTGGCGTCCCAGGTCATCAAGCGTCATCGCACGTTCACGCTGAACGCCGCTGCGCTGATACCCGATGTTAGCCAATGCCGACTGTAAGTCGGCGAAACGCTGACCCGAGGTGTTCGACCCGAACTGCGGTGTCGCAGCGTTACCAAACGATGGCGAAACCTGACCACCCACGCCGCCGTAAGTGGCGGACATGGTGTTCGCACGCGTCGGGTACGGGTCGTCAGCCCGTCCCGTCATCGCATAGTTGACAGCCATTTGTTACCTGGGTGCTTGGGGTACGGCCATGTTGGCCTGCGGGGGCCGTCGCCGGCCACCGCCCTGTCCGCTGATAGCCCGTACAAGGTCTTCGATCTTTATCACTGGTGGCCTGCCGCCACCCATCGGGGGCCTGCCACTCGGTGGGCCGGCACCACCGCCCTGGCCAGCCATGAGTTGCGCCATCAGCATTTGCAGCAACTGGGGGGGTATCTGCCCCTGCGGGCGCATCCCTCCACTGGGTCGGGGGCGCATCTGATCTCTGAATGGCAGATCAGGAATGTTGAACTGGCGCTGACGCCCGAAGCCTCGCTGCCCTGGATCCATCGTCGCCATCAGAACCTGCTCTCCCTACGCCCAGAGTCCTGGCATGTTCGACACCAAAACCTTCTTAGTGGCACTTCCATCCGTGTCGTAGATCACGACATAGTCGCCCGTAGCAACGGTCGCCCCGAGAGCTGTCAGATTGCTCGCATCTACAGTAAGTCCAATCGCTCCACTTGTCCCCCCGCCAGCCAAACCGCTGTTCGCTGCAGTTGTGACAGCGGTGATGTCCCCAGTGGGAACCTGATCTATTCTCTGAGTAATCCTTGAAGGCATACCCGCTCCTAACCGAAGTAAGTAACATCGACCGTGCTGTCAGACGACACCCGAATAAACTTCACATCGGACAAATCATCCTCATACAAGTCCAAAACTGAATACGGATTCAAATAATGCCCCACACTCGCCGTAGGCGTACCCCAACGAACCCTGATGGGTTCCGCACCATTGGTAACCATTGCCGCCACAGCCCCAGTCGCAGCAGTAATGCCAATGGCGGTACTGGATACCGCGACCTGCTCGTCACCCAGGGCCGACCCGTACTCTGATGCTGATCTCCTAATACCCATGTTTCTCCTACGGCTCCAAAGCCGCGACCCGTGCTTCCAGGTCGGCTAGTTTCTCTGCGATCTTTCGCAGCTCGTACTCAATAGAACGGCGATCTTGTCCCAACATTTTGTGTGTCGGCTTATAGACAACAGCCATTACGCCGCCCCCTGCTCCGCATGCCACTCCAAATGACGATGCTGCCACTCACGCACAGAACGCACATCCTTACTGATTTCAGAGATGTCAGTGCCGATGGCGTCGAGTCGAACCTGGTTCGCTGCGTGCTGCGCCGTGTTTTCACGGCGATACTTGGATGCGACTACCGCGAAGACGCCGCTTATGAGAGCGGCGGCTACCAGTCCTGCGAAGCCGATCCATTCCATCAGGAGCAACCGCTCGTTTCACCGCACATGGGGCACACCAGACATGAGCCTGCGCGTTGCATGGGCGCTGCACAAAAAGGGCACGCCGTACCACCTGTTTGTATAGTGCAGGCGGGGGCGGGGGTTTCTAACACAGTTTCGGTCATTCGGCCGCTTCTTCAAGCGCCGCCAAGCGGGCATCCTCGATCACCTGGTCGGGCGGGCTGAGCGGCCACACAACCTCAGACGCACGACTGTACACCGACGGCAGATCCCTGAGAGCCTGCCTGTGGGTAGCCCATTCCTCAGCGGTGTGGTCACCTAAAGCAGCGTCCCCGACCTGTGTCCAGTCCGTGGAGCGCAACATTCCGTCACGCTGGGAGCGGACCATCGACATGTCTAGGTCAGCGGCTTCAGCCCGTGCCTCCAGTTCCGCTTCTTCTTCTGGTGTGAGGTCGTAGTAGACCCCGTTTACTACTTTTTGTCTTGGCATGATTGTGCCTCCTAGACCCCGTTGATTCCGTAAAGGGTGAATGTTGAATACTGAACAAAGTTGTTACCGCAGGACAGAGTGATCTGATCTACCGCTGAGGTGTCTGCCCAAGCACCCGTACCGCTGTAGAGCAACCACTCGTAGTTGGCCGTGGAGTTGTTCGGGACGGTGCTGAGGCCAATCAGGTTCTTGTAGTGAGTGGTGTTTGAGTAGTCGGGAATCCAAAAGGTGAACGTGCCGAAATAGTCGGCAACAGCGTCGGTGGCTGGGACATAGGGCCATGCAAACGAAGTTGTGCCGAGGCTGTAACCAGAACCCACGGAGTCGGTCGTAGCCCCTATGATCATGTATGTGTAGGTGGAACCCGAGTCGTTGTTCAAAATCAAAGAACACTGATCGTGGTCCCCCGTGTCGTCGCTGCGAGCCGAAACCACCCCGTACAAGTGATCGTAGGACGACGAGATGCTGGTGACATCCCACGATGCCGTAGCCCCTGAGAGTTCAGTGTGGTCGATGACGTTCCAGACGGCCATTATGCGCTCTTGATTCCGTAGAGGGAAAACTGTGAGCCACGCACCCAGTTCGCTGCCATTGACAACTTGATGCGGTCTACGGCTCCCTGTGTGCCGCCGAACCACCCGCCGCCGCCGTACCCGATCTCCCCGTTGATGTGGCCCGTGGTGAGGAACTGAAGGGTCGTGTTCTTGTTGGTGTTTGCGTAGTCCAAGATGTCCACCTTGGTGATGCCGTACACATCGGCGGGTTCGCCTTCTTGAGGGATGCGTCCAGCCGATATGTATGTCCCGTCAGCCGTCTTGACGGAGGTGCCTGCGGCGGAGGCATAGCCTCGTATGTAGTGGATTGAATAGTTCGTGCCCGTGTCTACGGCCCCACCACCCGTCCCGAACTGAAGGTACATGATGACATGACCACCACCAGACCCAGCAGAGCGGGCCGTGTAGTGAAGTGTCAGATGTTCGTAGGTAGCGGGGATGGAGGTGAACTCCACCGATGCTGCGTCCGCTTCTAGGTACGTTGTCGCAATAGCCTCTATTACGGCCATCAGGCCACCATCCTTGGCAAGATGCCCCACAGGTCGAAGCGGGAACCAGCCTGAAAACTGAAACTGTTGCCTTCGTAGAAGTAGAGTGAACTGATGGGTTCTGGCTGGGTGTATTGACGGCCCGCCAACATCACATGACTCTCGTCGCTTCCTCCTCTATTTAGCCCGTTCTGGGTGAGTATCGTCTTGTTTTTTGCGCTGTTGATGTCGAAGAACCAAGCGACAGTGACACCCTGATAGGAAACAGGGTCCGATGACACAAGCATCCCAAGTTCGGCGTAGTTCTCGTCGGCCCCAGTAGCACCACCCTCGTCGCCCTCCATAACTACTGAGTAGTAGTTCGATGTGGCGGAGTTGATCTTGTACCTCAAAGACAGGTACGAATCGGGGGCGTAGATGGCGCTTGCCGTGCATACGAAACAGAGGTCCATGAACTGTGACCAATCTGTGGAACTCCCATCGTCAGCACTGGTGAAGGTGACTGATGTGGTTGATGTGCCAGAGATCGTGGTTGAGCCAAGGGCGACCCATGCCTCACCGTCTGTGAGAACACCGTCAACGATGTATCCAGGGTCAGCCATTATGCAGCCACCTCGTATCGGATGATGACAATGCCCGCACCGCCCGCACCAGAACCGTTGGCGTTGTAACCACCATAAGTGTCGTCACGGCCATGACCGCCCCCGCCTGAACCCGTGTTCGGCACGCCGCCAGTCGGAGCAGTCGCATAAGTGTTAGAACCCGTACCACCGCCACCAGAACCACCGCTGGAAGGTGTCTGGGCCGCACCGCCACCAGAACCGCCACCGCCCCCAGCGTAAGTTCGTGTAGTAGCAGTAATACCTATTTGAGATGAACCAGCACCACCAGTTCCACCGACATCGCCCGAATAGTTCGCTCCGACAGCACCAGAACCGCCACCACCCCCGCCGCCATAGTCTCCACTAACCTGCGTACTAGCGTCACCACCTGCGTAGCCTTGACCCGCCGTAGCAGTTTGACCCGACTGAGCGGCACCACTATTCGGTCCACCAGTCCAGTTGGTCCCACCGCCACCACCAGATCCTGCCGCTGGTGACCAAGGGTACGGGTCACCGAAACGACCCCCCAATCCTCCTCCGACGGCTGTGGTTTGACCTAAAGCAGAACTGCTAGAACCAGAAGCGCCGACAGTATTCGTTTTCCCACCTGCTCCACCCGCTCCTACGGTGATCGTGTAGGGAGAGGAAGCAGTGTCAACAGTGACACTTGAGGCAGTCACAACCCCTCCAGCACCGCCGCCGCCGTTGCCTGAGGTGGCGTTTGCGTTGCCTGCCCCCGAACCGCCACCAGCAATGATGAGAACGTCGCAATCAGCCGTACCGTCAGACACAACAAACTTGCCTGACCCACGGAACGTATGCACACGATACGTCGTACCAGAATCCTCATACTGCGTGATGATCCCACCGAACGCCGTCATGCCAGCAGCGCCGCTACCAGCGGCACCAAACATTGCGGCCTTAGCCGCACCAAGAGGCATCAGCCCATATCCAAACCAGCGGAGAAGCCGTACCAGGTGGTACCAGCGTCAACAGTCATAAATGTCAACACATCCACACCAGAGGTCGTAAGCGTCGGAGCAGTTGAACCAGCCCAATCAACCGAAGCGGGCCAGTTCACTGTCTGAGAACCACCATTGGTGAGAATCAGAGTGAATGAACACGACTTGCCTGAAATAGATGGATTGCTGAACGTAAACGTGTTCGTTGAAGTGTCAACCGTCGCCGTTTGGACATTGCCCAGAGCAATGTCCAAATCTTGTGTGCCGCCGCCAGTTCCGCCAATAGCGTTGACCGATTCGGCGTAATCAATGAACTCTGGCGTTTCGATGAGGTTGTCACCCATCGTGATCTTCGCGTCAGTGAACTCCAACGCCTTGTCACTGGCATCCCACAACATGAGATCGCCGCTAGTACCGCTATGGAAGGTCACATCAGCGCCAGCACCGTCAGTACCAACCGTCACCGCCCCGCTAACAGCGAGCGTCCCGTCACCGATAGAAACATTGCCATCGGTGACATCAAGAACGGTCGCAGCGTTGGTCCCTTCAAGGATCAACTTCTCCTCGCTGGCATCCCACAGCATGTAGTCACCAGCGGAAGCGGAATGGAAAGTCACATCCACGCCAGATCCGTCAGTTCCCATGTCAACGGCAGCGTCAACAGCAAGATTTACAGTGACTGTTCCACTGACTCCCCCGCCTGAGATGTTCGTGCCTGCCGTCACGCCCGTGATGTCGCCCGTTGTGGGAGCTGCCCACTTCAGACCCGTCGCTTCACCCGAATCGGCAGTCAACACATAGGTGTCGGTGCCCACAGCCAGGCGGCTCACGGTGTCAGCGGCGGAGGCCGCGACGATGTCGCCCTTGGCGTCCACAATGTCGGCCTGCACCACCCCAGGGGTGGTGTTGACGAACGCTTCGATGTCGTCGAAGTTGGTGTTCATATCCGCTG